GTTTAACTTGTCCCATTGTTGACCTCCTTAACTAATCTATTTAAATACCATTGAGCCTTTTGTAAATCTTCTAAAGGTTCTCCTTTAAATTTATATCTAGAAACATACTTTAAAATATTACCTTTAAGATATCCATGAAATTCATCATCGGTCATGCAGTCACTTATTACATCTATTGTCTCTTTTCTGCCATGTAGATAGTGTGCAGGAGCATTGACATTATCATACCTAATTTCATTTTCATATGATAAATCATGGCTATGATCTATTTTTTTAGTATACTGTCTTTTATCTTTTACCATATTCTCTCCTAATAGTTTTAATGTTAATTGTTTCTAAATTATAATTACCATCTTTAACTTCTCTTTTAACTATTAAACCACTCCACCACATATGCTGTGTATCTCTTGCAAAATGCTCTGGATGATTTAAGTAACATCCTGCAGATAATGCGTGTAACTTTTTACCACTTGGTAAAGTAGCTATAGCATAATCTAACAAATGACTATGGCCTACTGTAGCAGAAACTTTATGTTTGTTCAAGATACTTCTAGCAATATTTTCACCAGATATTGCAGAACCCATTATACCAGAAGGTAAGTGATGGCAGTAATGTACACCATCTACACTTTTTATTTCTTTATAAGGTACTTCTTCCCATCCATACTTTTTAAAATGTAAGTCAGATATTTTAATAGTTCCATCTAGTTCTGGATTTTCATCTACAAATCTATCAATACGATCTTCATGATTACCATGTAGCATAATCTTTTTAACTTTATGTTTACCTAAACCTTTATTAAATAAAGATAACGCTTCATGCGAATGGTCCATATCTTTTTGATATCTTCTACCTTCAAAAGATTTCTTGCCTCTATCATATGTAGATAGAGAATCCATACTACAAAAATCTCCCATGCATATTACATGCGTAACTTTAAGATCTGCAGCTAGTCTACCTGCCCACAGAAATCTATCATTGCTTGCTTTAGGTGTGCAATGTGGATCACCCATTACTAAATGTGTTGCCATTAGTTCAACTCCTTATCTCTTTTCTTTTTTAAATATTCCAAGAAGTCAACTACATTAGACTCATCATCAAATTCTGCAACAGAACTTATAGTTAGACCTTGGTCTTTTTTCTTTTTGTCTTCAGCAAAACCACGAAGTCCCCACAGAAAAGTTGAATGAGGGTCGGTAGTTGCCATTTTTATCATGCCTCTAGCTATAGTAGAACATAATTCATATTGCTCAGTAGTCATCTTAGAGTTACTATCCATAATTATACCACAAGTAAAACCTTTTTGCCATGGGGTTACAATAACTTTAACTGAGTTAATTAAGTTTAATTTTTCTTTCTTAGTCATACCAGTATTTATCTACATTCTCTTTATTGTATTCAATAACTTTGTGCTCAAAACCTCTTTTCATACTTTTTTTACCAAAGTATTCAGCTTTTTTTTCGTCATCAAATATTTGATTAGTAAATATTTTATATTCTGTATCTTTTTTATTTTTATAAATTACAAAGTAAAGCATAACACTATATGGGTTCAGAGTGTCGATGGCAAATAGACCCCTCAAACTACTCACCACCGAACTCTACGGTTTCCTCCTTTGGATTTGTAACAGAAGTGTACCAAACCCATTTAGGATTTTTACCTTTAGATTGCTGTTGTGGTAACAACTGCAATTTATCTCTTCCCCAACAAGGAAGTTTGTATGGGCAGTATGAACATACAAAACCCAAAACTCTATTACCAGTAGGTTTACTTCTAAAAGTTTCTGCGATATCATCATAACATCTTTTAAAAGGTTTACCTTCTTTTATTGCTGTATAATTATCTTCTGCAACTTTTAATGCGTTAATTTTATGTTCTTCTACAGACGTAGGTGTTTCACAAACTGTCCACTCACCTGTAGACTTATTAATAGCTATCCAACCACCAAATTTTTTATCTTGACTTTCTCCGTATAGAAAACCTTGCGATGCATAGCCAAAGGAATCTTCTTTAACAACTTCGTTAAATCCTCCAGCCTCTCCAAATTTTTTTTCAAAAGAATATGGTGATGCACTTTTAATATCCCAAACTTTCCCATCAATTTCAACATCTTGTCTACCCTCAATTTTATCTCCTTTAATATTATATTGAACTTTCTTTTGCTCATTGGTAATTTTTATACCTGCAGATTTCATAACAACTATAGCTAATGCCTCTATAATATCTCCAAATGTATTTCTCATTTTAACATTATAGGGTTGGCCTTCACCTTTTATACCTTTTGCTTCCATCTGTAATTGGCACAATGGCCTACCAATGTTTGACATTCTAGGTTCAAACTTATCTCTTCTTGGCTCTTCAAACTGTTTTAGTAAGGCGTTTTTACACGCCTCACCAAACTCCTGTACTAACCGTTTGTCTAGTTTTACAGGATTCTTTGATACATTATCTAGGTATTGCTGAACCTTTAATAATATTGTATTCATTATGAAGCCAATATTTCTTCTGGTGAGTCTTTACCAACATCTTCTACAATTTCTGCATCTACTTTATTCATAGTCTCCGTAGAACTTTTAAGTTTAGCAGAATTGTAACCCTCAACAACCTCTTTGTTCTCAGCATCAATGGATTCTTGGAATACTTTTAATGTTTCCATATCAGTATCAGACAATTGTAAGTTAGCATCTGCATCAACTGATATTTCTGGTACATAAAAAACATTACCACCTTTTTTCTGTCTCTTAGTATTTAAAGAAAAACTACAATTAAACATAAGTTTTTTTCTTTTCTTTAAAAGATCTAATGCAGATGTAACAGGTGAAAATGCTGTCCCAGTAACTCTATAAAGAACTGGTACATTCTCTACTGATATAGCATCACCTTGTGCAGTTTTACCATCTTTTATAGATAACAAACCATACACTAATTTGTAACATCTAATAGTTCTTTGACGTTCTAACTGCTCTGGTGTTAGCGTTGACCTTTCTTTAAAAGGTATCTTACCACATTTTGTACCACCTAATATATCTATAGCTTCCTCTCTCCAACTCTTAAAGATTATGGATCTATTTACATACTCACTCTTATCTGCATCATAGTGCATGTATTGCATTGCACTAATAAACGGCCTTAGTGTAACTGGTTTTCCAAAAATATTTTGACCTACATTGGAATCATAGGTAGAGAAATAACCTACAGGTAATTGATTACCGTCATCATCCTCTGGTGTACGATTGATAGATAGTCTAGGTATTGTAGTACCTGTGCTAGATCCATCGTCTTGTCCTATGGCTTGCATTATCTGCTCATTGGACATTCCTTTTACTATTATATCATTGTTAGACATTTGTCCTCCTTATTTTAGCGTTGGCGTATAACATAATTTAGTTGAAAATTCAATACTCATTTTGTCACATCATATAATACTTTGATTATTAAATACATAACATATATAATTGACATTATAAACAAAACATTCTCTAGCATATCATTGTTTCCCCATCTGTTACTTTTACGGATAGGCCATCAGCATTTGCAAAGTAATCCCACTCCGACAAAAACTCATGATCTTTATTTATATACAATGTAGTAGGTTCTATCATACATTGGTCCTTCAACGCGGTGTATTCTAAAAAAGCAGAATACTCATCATCAGAATACTCATCAAGAGTATCTAATGCGTCTATGTCTTTTGACATTATACTTCCTCCATTTGTAACCAGTTGCTACCTATTTTTAATTCAGTATCTAATGGTACATTAAAGTTAATTTTGTAATACTTTTTTAACGAGGGTATTACATTTGATGTGCCCAGTTTAAATATTTCACTCATCACATTTTCCTCACCTGGATAAACATCAGCTACAATAGAATCATGAACTGTGTTTATGAGTAAACTTTTACATCCTTTTTCTGCCATCATCTTGTGTATATTTATACAAGCTAATGGTACTATGTCTGCTGTTGCAAAACCTTGTACAGGATAATTTTTTATTTGTGTTGCGTAAGTAGATCCACCCCATGGTGTTCTTTCTGCATACGGGAATGAATACTCTCTACCTGTTGGTAGTTTAACTCTCTTATATTTTATGGCCTCAGTTTGTAATTTTTCATGCCAAACTTTTATATCTTTATACTTCTCTAAAAATTTAGTGTAGTATCTTTTCTCATCTTCAGTTCCAGTTACACCACCATACAAAGGTTTAAATGTGTGGGCCTTTGCATCTTGTCTAGATACACCTATAATATCTGCAGTGTATTGATGTACATCTATTTTATTTTGTATATCTTCCATACCTTGTTTATCTTGTGCAAGATACACAGCAGTTCTAAACTCTAATTGTGCAAAATCTATCTCCATTATTTTACCATCTTCAAATCTAGAAGTAACAACTTTACGAATAGGAAATGTTTTACCTCTAGGTTGATTTTGAAAGTTAGGATCTCTACTAGATAGTCTACCAGTTGCAGTTACTGCTTGCATAAACTTAGGATGTAAAAATCCTCTATCATTTGTAAAATTTTTTAAACCTTCTACAAATGTATCCAAGTAAGTAGACACAGCATTATGCCTAACAATTGCATCTATAAATTCTTTAAACTCACCCTCTGCCTCCGATGAAATTTTACTTAATGTAATTTTATCTGTTCTAAATCCAGACTCTGCAATATCATAAACACTTCTAGGTCTTTGTCTAAACCCTGCAACTTTGGCCATAGGTGTGTAAGTGTAACCATCACCATCACATTCGCTACACTTAGTATAATTTTTATATGGGCTACCAGATATTAAATTTCTAAATTGAACTCTAGAAAACTGTGGTCTTTTTTTATTTTTACCTGTGCTTTTATCTATACCTACATTAAATATTTTAGACCATTGTTTTTTATCTTTAGGTTTCATAGAGTATATTAACCATGATAATTGTTCTGGGCTAGATAAATTAATTTTAGTATCTCCCATTTGTTTGTATACAATTTTATCTATCTTTTGTTTTAAGTATGCAAACTCTGCACGATACTCCTTCTCAACTTCATTTAATTTTTGTACATCAATATTAATTCCATTTCGTTCCATATCAGTTAAGACAACTAAAAATTCATTCATCATTTTAGTAGTAGATAATAGTTCTTTATTTTTTTCTAATCTAAAATCATCCATTTGAGAATCAAATAATTTTCTTGTTATCTGTACATCTATCTTACCATATTCTTCTACAACATCTGCAGGTATATTCTCAAACGA